TATCAGAATATCAAAAAGAATATAATTCAAAGCCAGAAAATAAAGAAAAAAATAATAAAAGAAAAAAAGAAAGAAGAGATAATAATCCAATGTTAAAAATTAATAATAATATCAGTAGTGCGATTGGTAGAGATATTAAGAGAAATGGTGGCCAAAAAACTGGATCTAAATCTAAACATTTACCTTGGACCTTTGATGAGTTTAAGGAATATTTTGAAATACTTTTTACTTTACCAGATAATGAATGGATGACCTGGGAAAATTATGGAAAAGAGTGGCACATAGACCACATTAAGCCTCTTTCTCATTTTAAGCTCGACTCAATGGAGCATCCTGACTTTCAAGAAGCTTGGGCATTAGAGAACCTTAGACCTTTGGAAGCTAAACAAAATATCGCTGAAGGTAATCGGCGCACAGAGGAAGAAATTCAAAATATTTTAAATTGTATTGCTAAGGTTTATGGTAATAAATGATCGTTCCAAGAATGTCTCCATCTGACTTCATTATAACTGACTTCTTTTGTCAAGATTTATGCTTATTTACCCCTGACCCTCATCTTAATACTGGGTGCTGTATAGAAGCAGTAATTCATATTAGAAAAGATTTATATGTTGAATATTGTTGGTATCCAAAAACTATAATTAATAAACAAGGAGAAATCGTGCCAAGCCAAATTATTTACACAATCAATGGGTATGACTGGCGAGATTATGATGCAGAAAAGAGAAACAAATGATTACTTATTACTTTTATATTGACAGCAACTGCGTGGTTTGTTTCCTACCTTACCACCAGTGGCCCAAGGATGCCCTACAAACGATTTTGCATCGACAAGCGGCTGATAGCCCTGAACACGCGAAAGACCTCGCTAAAGTCTTTCAGTGCTTTGTAGATGGTACCTTACTTATATTAAACGAAAATGCAAGAAAGCTAATAAATTAAATGACAAATATAGATAAAGCAATTAAACGACAAGAAACCATTTTGATATTAGAATTTTTAATTTTCCTTACTACTGACGATGAAAAGATCCAAAAACTCAATAAATTAAAAGATTATTTTAATTCATTATTATAAATAAATTATGGTAATATATTTGTATTATAATGTCAACACCTGCACTTACGCTAAAACACTGTGCAAATAACAAAGGCGATATGGCAAAGATAACTAAAAAACATTTAGAATTAGAAAACATTCCTTTATCCTTACAAAAGGCAGTTGCCCTGATGGATCGAGAGATCGATAATCTAGGCGCAAAAGAAGCTTTAACTCATGAAGATGCTAAAAATCTGATTGCTTATGTCTCAGTTCTCAAGGATATCTATAAAGAACATCGAGCTGAAGTCATTCAAATTAAGAAAGAACTCAAAGATATTCCAAAAGAAGAATTACAAAGGATCTTCAAAATTGAGACAATGTCGTGAGAGACGATCTTCCAATCTCAATTCGTCCAGTTGCACCTACTGATTACGGTTATATTCTTCAAACTTATACCAAATCACTGCATCAAACTCATCCTCTTAATTTCATTCCTAATCAAATATTCTTTCCATTTTACACAGAAATCATTAATAAACTACTGACTTCATCTACGACACTTGTAGCCTGTATCGATGATGACCCAGATCAAATCGTAGGATATATGATTGGCCACCATCATAATACCTCTGTAGTTATTCACTGGGCCACTACAAAAGGCATCTTCCGTAGGCTTGGCGTTATGAAAGCTTTATTGAATGAGATGAATCCTACTTCTAAAAATGTTATTTGCTCACATTACTTCGATCTTTTCAAAAAGATTAAAGATAAATATCATTTGATTTATGATCCAACAGTTTTACAAGGAATAGTATGAACGATAAACCAGCTATTAAACGAATTAACTTCTCCAAAACTACCTTAATATTTACAGAGAATGTTGATTTTGTATCAGATCCTTTTATCTTTTCAGAATCCAAAGATGGTAGATTTATTATTATCAAACTCAAGGATAAGACTTGTAAGGTTCCTTGTTCCAATATTGCTTCCATAGAGCTTCAATGAAGACATTACGAGAGAAATTGGCAAAAGCCGAGTTTGATAAACGAAAGAATATCATTCCGCCTAATGTTCTTCAAGAATGTTTGCCATATCAATTAAACTTTATTACCGATCCTAATAAACGAAAGGCGGTCTGTGGTACTCGTCGTTCAGCCAAATCTTTTATGTTTGCATTATACCTTATCAATCAGGCTATTACCGTGCCAAAATCTAAATGCATTTATATGGGATTAACCAATGAGTCCTGTAAAGCGATAATGTGGACCGATATCGTTGAAGTAATCTTTGATAAATACAATATTAAAGCAGAATGTGATTCAAAATATGAAATTAAGTTTCCTAATGGATCGGTTATCTTTCTTCGAGGCCTTGATGCAACACCTCACCAAATGTCAAGGTTAAGAGGAAACAAGTTTGATATTGCAGTAATTGATGAAATACAGGATTTTAATCAGGATGTTTCTGAAATCATTGATGGTGTTCTCAAAATGTCTCTGGCTCAAACACAAGCAACGCTGTGTCTGGGAGGTACTCCTTCTAACAAACGAGGCATCAATTATTGGTGGCTTGTTAATAAACCAGAGACCACTTTAACTCAATGGAAGATTTTTAAGTTCGATTGGCGTAATAATACTTCCATTGAACCTAAGTCAGGGCTTACCGTTTCCGCTGCTATTCAATTAGATATTGATAAAGATATTGAAAATAATCCTCTTGTTGTAAATGAAACCAGATTCCGCCAAGAAGTATGTGGTGAATGGGTCATCGATTCAGATAAACGAGTTTATAAAACCAGAGATTTTAACTTTATTGATGAACTTCCTAAAAACTTCCTTAGAAATTGTACCTATATCTTATCTCTTGATCTTGGATATTACGATGCTACGGCCTTTGTAGTTGCGGCCTATAACAAAAACTTTGACTCTAACCTTTATATTCTCGAATCTTTCAAACAAGAGGAATTAACAATCACAGCGGTTGCTTCAATTATTAAAGAATATAAACGAAAATACAACTTTACCTTTCATATTGTAGATGCAGCGAATGCACAAGCAGTGGAAGAAATGCGACAAATCCATAATCTTCCTCTTATGGCAGCTGAAAAGGCAGGGAAGGAAGCTCACATCGCACTGGTTAATTCAGATCTTACTACTGATAATATTAAGATCCTTCGACAATCTAATCAGGATCTAATTAAGGAATTAGAAACTTTAATCTGGAATCAACGGGCCCTTAATCTTGGCAAACATAAAGAAAATGATGCTAATCAAAATCATTTAACGGACTCATTTCTTTATGCTCATCATGCTTCTAGACATTATTGGTTTCGAAAGCCAGAAGATAAGCTTCCAGCAGATGAAGTAATGTTGCAACAGATCGAAAAACATTATGCATCTAATAAAAATAGATATTTAAAAACACCTTGGTGGGAGAACAATGACTTATAAATTATCAGATTTCAAATGTTGTGATCAAGTCTTTGAAGAATTATACAGTGAAAATGAAGTTATCTCTTGTCCAATTTGTCATAAACCTGCTGTTAAAGTTATAGGAAATCTCGCAGATTATACAGGCGCAAGATCAAAACTTGTCCATGGCTATTTTGGCCGTAACAAAATGTCTGAATATAAGGAATAATAATGGATACCAAACAAATAGAATCTCTCATGCAGTTATGTGTTAAATACAAGGTAGATCGTCTTGTTGCCAATGAAGCAGGAATAGAGATCATCAAAACTAAACACGATGTTATTAGACAGGAGGTTGTAGCACCACCACAACAAGAGCACCAATTAATTACAGATAATGATGAACTCCTTTTTTGGTCTTCATCTTCGCCAGCTCTTACAGTAGAACAGATCGAACAACTTTCTCTCAATGGCGCTGATTTACCTACCAAAAAGAAAACAAAACGCATTAAGGCATCATCATGAAACGAATTAAAAAAGAAGAAGGCGCAGAAGTTGTTCATGGACTATCTGAATATATGGGCGCCAAAACTAAAAAGATTAACAAAAGGTTCAATGAATCTGTTGATTTCAAATGTTGGTGGTTGGAAGACGCAGAACGAATCCATGTTGCAGTAGAGGCAGCTGTCTCTATTTTGGAACAAGCTCAAATGACTCGAAGAATGCTTAATATCAAGTTTGCTAGAATGTATTCTAATATGGAAGCCATTGGATTTCCTTATTCTAATCTTATGAAATCAGCTCCTGAAAACTCACAAAACAATCGTATTACCTTAAATATCGTACAGTCTGTCATTGATGCTACTGCGGCCAAAATTGCTAAAGACCAACCTAAAATCTCTTTCGTTACCACAGGAGCTGATGATTATTTCCTTAAACTTTCAGCTGAAGGACTGACTAAATATAATTCAGGGCTTTTCAAACAGGCCAAGGTATATGAAAACTCAGAACTCGTCTTTCGAGATGCTTGCGTTGTAGGTACGGGATTTATTCGTCTCTTTGAAGATGACGGAGAATTGAAGTCAGAATGGTGTGCTTCAGATGAAATCCGTATTGATGAGCTTGATGGTATGAAACAAGATCCTCGTTCTATTATGAGGGTTTCCTTAATTCCAAAAGATCGTCTTATGCTTCAGTATCCAGAACATAAAGAGAAAATCTATTCAGCTTCATCAGCATTACAAGGAAAAGTCGCAGTTCAATCAACCACAGAAATGGTGCGTGTTATTGAATCATGGCATTTGAAAGGAACCAAAAAGTCTAAAGACGGGGTTCATTGTATCACCATTGAAAACTGTACCTTATTCTTTGAAGAATATGAAAAAGATTATTTTCCAATTATTCCTTTCCGTTGGATGCCCAGACCTTTAGGTTATTTTGGCCGTTCTATCACAGAAGAAATCCTCACAATTCAAGTAGAAATTAATAAGATCCTTCGACAAATACAATCGGCTCAAGAACTCGCAGCTGTTCCTATGATCTTCGTTCCAAATGAATCACAGATCGCAGAAGATGTTATTATGTCAAATTTTATTGCCAGAATGATTCCTTATTCAGGTGGTAATCCTCCTACCTGGGTCACACCAACAGCTCAAAATGAAGAAATCTATAATCATCTTAATTCATTAATTCAATGGGCTTTTCAAATAGTAGGACTTTCACAGACTTCAGCTTCTGGAATGAAGCCAGCAGGAGTCGATTCAGCCGTAGCAATGAGAGAAGTCTCTGACATTGAAACGGGACGATTTGCATTGGTTGCCAATCGTTGGGAGCAGTTTTTCGTAGATATTGCACGAGTTTTCACCGATATGAGTAAAGATCTATATTCTAAAAATAAAGACCTTAAAATGGTAGTCCAAGATAAAAAAGTTCTAAAATTAATTAAATGGAAAGATGTTGATCTTAAAGATAATCCATTTGATATTCAGACCTTTCCAACATCACAACTTCCAGATACCCCAGCTGGGAGAGTTCAAACTATTACAGAGTATATTCAAAATCAATGGATCTCTAAAGAAAGAGGAATGGAATTACTTAATTTAGATCCTGATCTGGAACAAGAAGTAAATATTCAAACCTCTACAATTAGACTGACAGAGAAATGGATCTCTGAAATGGTAGATTCTGATATTTATCATAGACCAGAGCCTTTAATGAACCTTCAGCAATCTCAACAACTGGCACAAGGTATTTATACAATGCTTTTGCACGATAATTGTCCAGAAGATAAGCTGCAGTTAGTGAGGCAGTATATCTCAGACTGTGTTGATTTGCTTAATCCTCCAGCTCCGCCAGCTCCGCCACCACAGGCACAACCAATGCCAGGACCACCAATGCCAGGTCAGCCTCTAGCTGCACCAACACCGCCAATGGCTCCTACTCCATCCAACCTTTCACAAACACAACTCTCATAAGGAAAAATTAATGGTAACAATTAGAAAAAATCCACTCAATTCAAATATCTCTAACTTTAATGATGTTAAAACTAACAAGCGTTTTGAAAAGACATTAGAAGCGGTGTCTAAGGCAGAACCACTTCCAGAACAAGTTCCTGAGATTTCTTTTGAGAAAAGTGTTCAATCATTAAACTTTGATGTTCCAGAACCAGAACAGCCTAAAGCAGAGCTTCAACCTGAAACGGAAACTCCTCCAGTCCCAGAACGAGAAGAACGCCGGGCAGCCTTCAAAAGAGCCGCAGATGTGGAACGCCGAGCCATGCAGCTGAAAAAGAAAGCAGAAGAGGATATTGCTTCAGCCTCTCAATTCAAGCAGTTTATGGCCCTTGCTAAAGAAGATCCAACCGCAGTCGCTAAAGCTTTAGGAATGGAACCAGGAGAGTTCTTGCGCCAATATCAAAATAAAATCTTTTCCATTCCAACTGAACCAACCGCTCCAAAAGAAATAACAGTAGAAGAAAGACTAGCTAAATTAGATGAAGAACGCAAACAAGAACGCGCTCAATTTGCTGAATGGAATACTCAAAAGACAAAACAAGACTATGTTTCCAATAAAATCCTTCCAGTATTAATGGGAAATACTGAAAAGTTTGAGATACTTACACATAAAGGTGCAAATGAAGTCGCCTCATATATCTATGATCTTATGAATGAACATTATAAATCTACTGGAGAAGAATGGAAGGTAGAAGATGTAGCTGAAGAGTTCGAAAATCAACTTTGTAAAGAATATGAAGAAGCCGCAACAAAAGCAATGAAACTCAAAAAACTATCAAAGTTCTTTAGAGAAGATACATCAGCAGAAGCAGATGTTATCGGAGTTCCAGCAGAGTTAGGAGAAAATCCAAGCACTACTAATCCATCAGTTTCCGATTTTATACCAGAAACTCGTCCACA